CGGTAACCCAGTAAGAACGAAAAAGAGTGCGTTTGACCTAGATAACTATTTTGATTCAGGTAGTTTAGAATCAGCATTCGCTGGCTTTAGTGCTGGAGGACAGCCTGGTGGTACTGAGGCAGCAATCGCGGGTCTTGGTGCTTACAGCCAACCTTGGAGAGAAGGCCGTGGCTGAGAAGAACGTTAAGGAACTTTATACGCAGTACGTTAAAGACGGAATGACCAAAAAAGACGCGGCGAAACTAGCGCAAGCACAAACCGGTCATAGTGCTGTAACCGGAGGGTTCATTAAACCTCCTAACCCGAAACTCGTAACTCATGGTTTCATAGGGAGTAAGAAGTATGGATTCGGTATGTACTAAGTACGTACAAAGGGTATGTAATGAGATACACTGAGTTTGAGATTCAAGCTTTTGTTTACTCTAAGCTGAAGGAGATGCTTCCAGAAACCTTCACTGTAAGGGGTGAGTATCGCGTCGAGATGGGTGAGCAGAGAGCTATCCTGGACATTGCTATCCTTGATCGTTGGACTGAGAAGATAGTGTGTGCTGTAGAAATAAAGAGAACCTTACGCCGGGGCCGCCAGTACAAAAAAACAAAACAGCTCGTTAAATACGCTGGAATGGTTGGAGACGTTTATGTCGTACGGGGAATGGAACAAGCGGTTGATTTCGTACAAAAGTTTGAGGTTCTCCCTTACGCTGTAATACATCCCTCTCCTAAGCACAGGCACATAGGCTCTTATCACATATCTCTTATGGAGGATAAATAATGTATATGTGTATATGTATATGTATAACAGGGAGTGTATATGCCTGACACAAATGTGATCAATGATAGCAATCCAGCTGAGAACGTAGACAAGAAGATGGTCGATTTCGTAACCAAGGAGTTTACCCGTTACGAGAACTTTCACCGGGAACGGTTCGACAAGATGAAGCGAATCTATGACCGTTGGAAGAACAAGCCGATTGGCCGCGATGAGCCATGGCAGAACCAGGTCAACGTTCCGGTTATGCTCCAGGGTGAGCAGACGGTTACTCCCAGGTTGTTCACAGCGTTGTTTCCCAACGATGCGCCTATTGATGTGAAGAACGAAGGCGATACGCCGGCAGATCAAGCCAATCGTATCAAAGCTCTCATTCAGCACTATTTCAGGGTCAACGAGGTGCAGGTGGGTTCCTTGCCAACGTTGACGCAGAACACACTCTTCGGCACCGGCTATGCAGAAGCTGGGATGTGGAAGCAGAGATACGGATGGATTCACGGTCAGGACGGCCAAAGAAAGTGGTCGTTGATCGAGAACCGTCCTGGATTCAGTGCGGTGGATTTCTTCGAAGTATTCCCGCATCCGGCCAAGATAGACCCGGAAGATGCCTTACCGCTGATCAGACGCCGCTACGTTGATTCGGAAGTTCTTAAAAAGCTCGCCGATGCTCCAGGCTTTAAAAACCTGAAGGAAGCGTTGGATTCGAGGTGTCCGGTTAAGTCGGACAAAGACTATCAACCTGAAGAGGGAGAGGAATACGAGCTGTTGGAATATTGGGGGCCGCACGATGAGGAGGTTCACGAGGAAGGTCGCACTGAAGTTAAGAAGGGCGTTCCGTTCTGGATGGGTGTGATCAACCGCACGGTGTTGGTCAAGCATATGCCTAACCCTTATAACCACCAATGCTCGGGGCTTGTTAAAACAAAACTATTCGAGGACGCAACTCCTTCCTGGTTTGGGTACGGACTAGGTGAGGCAGGGTTGCCAACGCAAGAAAGGCTCAATAAGCTTGTTAACCAACGTTTGGATAACGTTGACTTAGTCCTTAACAAACAAGGATTTTACAATGGGAATGATACGCTCATTAACACGAAGCGTCTTGAGGTTTCTAAACCCGGACAATGGCACAAGGTTTCGGACACGGTCACGTCAATCCGGTGGATGGAAACCCCAGATGTCACCCAATCCTCGTATAACGAGGAAAAACTTGCGAAGGATGACTTCCGGGAGGCGACGGGCGCGGTAGCGCAGCTGATGCCTTCTGGCGAACAACACCGTACAGCGATGGGTATTAACCTTCTGACCGAGGCTGCCGGCATGAGGTTTCGTCCGATCCTCCGAAGAATGGAAACGCATTATGTCCAGCGCATTGCAATGTACTATTTTTCAAACCTTAAACAGTTCATGTCTGAAGCGCAGTGGGTTCAGATTACCGGCAAGAACGGCGAGATGATTCCAATCCAGGTAACACCGGAACAAATCCAAGCTAAAGTTTTCTTTGTGCCAACTGGAATAAGTGAGACGGTCAATAAAGAAATCCAAGTCACACAACTCCTCAAGTTCAAAGAAATCACTAAAGACGATCCGACAGTAAACCGGCATGAGATCAATCGCCGTATTGCCGAACTAATGGGATTCAAAGATGTGAACAAGTTAATCGTGCCTGGTCAACCTGTGCAGAACCAAGGGCCGGACACAGCAACGCAATTAAAGATTCAGCAGCGAGTGGCAGAAGGTGCGACGCCAGATCAGATCAAACAAGAAGTTCTCGGCCCGCGTCCTTCAGTTCAGCCAGTCGCAGCAGGAGGCCAGTAATGTTTGTGCCAAGCGAAGGGATGACAACAGAAGAAGCTGAGATGGTGACATCCTATTGGCCTTTTGTGACACGAGAGTTGGAACTGAGAATCCAAGCAGCTTACAACGCTTTCAGGACTTGTGGTAAAGAGGAGCTTCCTAGATTACAGGAGCGAATCTCGGTTCTGGAAGAGATCAAGAGATTGCCTAACGACGTTTTAGAACGGCGATCTTTTTAACCCCGGCGAAAGCCGATTCGGTTTCAGGAACCGTATAATCCTGTAAGGAGAAAGACCATGACAGTACAACAGGGCGTTAAAGAAAACCCGGGTGCCGCCGCTCCGGGAACTCCACCACCAGGTGGAACTCCGCCAGCCACTGGCGTAAAAGAGGGAGAAGACAAAACTGTGCCGTTAAAAGCACTGCAAGAGGAACGAGATAAGCGGCAGACTTTGCAGTCCGAAGTCGAGAATCTCAAGGTGTTCGTTCAACAGATGCAGCATCAGCAACCGCCACAGCAGGCTGCACCTCCGCAATATGGGGGTGGGTATCAACAGCAGCCTATTCAGGCACCGGCTGCTCAACCACAGCATCAGATTGATCAGCTGTGGGAGCAGAGCCCGAAGCGTGCTGTCCAAGCTGAAATTATGGCTGCAATGAATTGGTACGACAGTGTCAACGCAGGTGTAGATCGTCAGGAAGCTGTGATCGGTGAGAAGTTCAAGGATTTTTCGAACTATCGTGAACCGGTCAGACAGTATCTCCGAACGATTCCAATGCAACAGCGAATGGTGCCCGGTGTAGTTGAAGCCGCGTATTATTTCGTGAAGGGGCAGAACGCCGACAAGTTGGTGCAGACGAACCAAGCGGAACTCATTGAGAAGATCAAACGAGGCGAAGCCGTTCAAGGCTTTGATGCAGGACAGCCGCCTTCAACTCCTCTACCTCAGACCAAAGTACCGACTGAGGAACAGAAAAAAGTAGCGACTGCTATGGGACTTTCTGTAGAGGATTATATGGGAAACGTTAGGTGACATTGAATGCTACATATACCGATTAAGACCAAGATCAATCCGGCAGCTTTCAGTAATGAGTTGTACTGCCCGTTTTGTTCTCATAACAAGTGGGACTTTGTTGAACAGGTAACTCCTGTTCGGTTGCGGTATCGTTGCAAGAAATGTCACAAGACGATCCAATATGATATTGGCAACCGGCCTGAGCATCCCTATGCTCCATTCAGGAACAAAAAGTTCCGGGACATAGTGGCTCGGTCAAAACAAGTTAAGTAGGGCAAACCTTACTTAGCTTTTTTCGGGAAACCCCGAGAAGGAGTATGTTATGAGATGGCATTACGATATCACTGGAGCTGAACCAATCATCAGGGATCACGCTGTATACGACGCTGCTGCACTCGCCTCCGGCGAACTGCTTCAGTTGGGAACGACTGATCCTGATTCCGGGTCTGACAAAAGCTTGGCCTTAGTCACTGCTTACAACGCGACAGCAGCTAACACCGCTATCAACGCTGTGGGTATCCTGACTGAGAACACCTATGCTTCTGGTAATGCACCGGACGGTGATCCAGCTTCTACAACCGGCCCGTCTTACGGGAAGGTGATCATCAACCCATTTGCAGTTTACCTGGCGGAACATAGCCTTGCAGCTGCCGATGATGTGGCGATCACTTCTACATCCACCACAACCGTTACGGTTCCGTCACTCGCTGACGACATCGACGGTTACTGGGTGTACTTTCCGTTAACGGCGTCTGGCGTTAAGGGCTCACTTCGTCTCTTAACCGCTTCTGCTTCTGGCAGCGCAACGATGGACTCCGCGCTTGTCACAACTGGAACGGGCGCAGACACAGTGGTTCTTATCGCACCGGGAACGAAGTATTCGTTTAACCTGACTGCTGATGCGACGAAGGCGTCGAGTTCTGACTGCCAAGCCGCTGATGAGGCAACGAACCTTCGGGTGCTTCAGTCCTACATCGACAAAGATGCAGGGTTCGAAGTGCTCCGGGCAAATCTTCATAATGCAATGGATGACCTTGATCTCGTTAAAAGCGGGTTCGGGCCGAAGTTTTATTATGATGTGATGCTGAAAGATCACGCGTTCGGAGTTCAAGAGTAATCCGTTAGATACTGTCACACTTTGCCAGTATCTAGCACAAAGCATTAAGGAGGCACCAAAATGGGTGTTGTTGTTTCAGAGAATTTCGGATATTTACTTGATCCAGGTCTCCGAAAAATTTTCATGGATGAGTACCAACTCCCTGGTGGTTTAATCGACCAGCTGTACGGGATGGAGACATCTCAGAAGGCTGTGGAATACGATTATGCAATCGGTGGGATGGGTGATCTTGAAGAGTTCAGCGGTACGATCCCTTACGGGCAGTTCGCTGGACAGTACAGAGTATCCTACACTCACAAGGAATGGGTGAAGGGTATTAAGATCGAACGTAAATTAGTTGATGACGATCTGTACTCTGTCATCAATAAACGTCCTCAGATGCTCGCGCTTGTGGCGAGACGGACACGTGAGAAACACGCAAGTTCTATCTTCAACAACGCGTTCAATACGAGCGTGTTCGCTGGAGGAGACGGTGGTGCTCTGTGTACCGCTTCCCACGTTCGGGTAGATGAAGACAGTAACTCAACCCCAGTCATGTCGAACCTCGGCACAACCGCCCTCAGCCAAACATCTTTAGCTGCGGCCCGTCTGTCTATGAGGGACTTCGTTGACGACACGTTGAATCTACTCAACGTGATACCGGACACTCTGCTTGTCCCACCCGAGTTGGAAGAGACCGCGTGGACAATCACGATGTCCGAAAAGAAACCGGGAACTGGTGATAACGACGCTAACTTTTATCGTGGCCGTTATAAAATTCTTGTCTGGGATTACCTCGCAGACACGAACAACTGGTTCTTGATTGACAGTAAGTACATGAAGATGTTCTTGAAATGGTTTGACCGTATCCCGGTTGAATTCAACAAGGATAAAGACTTCGATACTTACATCTCCAAATGGTCTACCTACACTCGTTACAGCTACGGCTTTAGCGATTGGAGCTGGATTTACGGAGTGAATGTAAGCTAACGGAACCAAGCTGGCTGGGGGACTAACCCTCCCCCGGCTGCCTTCAGGAGGTGGCTAATGGGTTACACACATTACGATAAAGTT